TCGGACGATGTAGCAGTGAGTGCAAAGCGGCATCCCCTCGAAGAGATTGGAATCCAGCTCGCGTGAGAGCTTTCCGTGCGCGCAGCAGGAGCCAGGATAGAGAATATCCCAATCCTCGGGCAGTTTTGTCAGCGCACGTTCGATTGTTTCGCGCCAATGAGGACGGAACAGGATGTCATCCTCTAAGACCATCACCATGTCCGGCGTGGAAGGATCGAAATCCAGCGCGTTCCATAGCATCCAATGGGACATCGTGCATCCAACGTGCTTGGAGCAGATAAGGTAGCCTGAGCCGGGGGCGTCTATCTCGCACGGAATGCTCGCTTTCAGACCGGACTTCGCGCCGTTCAGGCCATAGAAAATGCGATAGTCCGTGATTCCGGCGGAATCTAGGTTTCTTTGTAGGCGCGGGATGCGAGAACTACCTCGCATCGTGATAACGACCGTTTGCACGGGGTTATTTCAGTTTTCGATAGATGGCAAAAACGCTCTCGCTCAGGTCAAATCGCGAGACAAATTCGCAGCGTTTCAGGACGAACTTGAGAGCAGTCTGGGTCGATTCCCAATTCACATCGTCCATCACGATGTAGCCGCCAACCTTGAGCTTCGGGAGCCAGTTGACGACATCGCTAGTAGACGGCCATTCGGCGTGATTGGCGTCGATATGAACCATGTCCATGTCTGGTAGGAATCGCGACGCATCCCATGAGGACATGCGGCAGAACTGAATCTGCTTCACAACCTGCGCGCGGACGCAATGACCAACGAACGATTCGTAATGCTTGTCCAGATCGAGTGTCGCCCACCAGTCCTGATTAGCACTCGTCTCGTCGTCGATGCAGTCCTCTTTCTTCCAAGAGTCGATGGCGTAAACGGTTCCGCTTCCATTCAGCTTGCAGGCTTGAGCAAGAGCGAGCGTTGACTTGCCCTCGAAGACACCAACTTCGGCGATACGCTGCGGCTTGGTTTCGAGAACAAGTTTGGCAATTTCCAAACCTTTCTTCGGGTCGCACCAGCCGCCCATCTTCGGGAAGTTGTCGGCGATGAATTGGACGATGTTTTCTTCGTTTCCCATAATTCTTATCCCTGACGCGCCAAGTTGGACTCGGCAGTTGCATTCGCTCGCTGAATATCAGCGGTTGTCTTGGCATTCCGGCGAGCCAAGTCGGCCATCGCCTTCGTGTTCTGACGCTGAATGTTGGCCATAGTCTCGGCATTCTGGCGAGCGATTTTCGCCTGAACCTCCGCATTCATCACGGCGGTGCGAGGATCGACACCCTGCTGGATAGCCATCGCCTGCTGTTGCTGCGCCATTGCTTGCTGCTGCTCGGCCAGCATCTGACCAAGCTGCTCAACTGTCTGAACAAGCATCTGGAGCTGCTGCGCGTAGGCTTCGACCTGAGGACGACGAGTAGGATCGGTGGAGAGACGAGCCAGATGATCCTGAACGTGCTGACCAATACCTTGCAGGAAGAGCATAATCTCCTGCGGATTGCCGCCCTGCTGAATTGAAGACGCAGCCTCGTTCGCCGCCGCAAGATGCGTGTCGATGTGAACGATTTGATTCTGCGTATCTGTGACGATTGCCATGTTGCCCTGGCGGAGCGACGAATGCTCCAGAACAGCCAGAGCGGTCTGATCTTGAACTCGCGAAGACTGAATCTGAGTCGGCAGATAACGATCCACCATTTGTTGGCCAACCTGAGCGGCGATGTAGTCGCGCAAAAGGCTGACCTTTCCGCCTTCGGGGAGAGAACCGAGAAGTCCGAGTAGAGAGCCAAGGAGCTGCTGCTTCGCGAATTGAGAACCTTGGCCGACCGTGCGAGTCGCTTCCACGAAGTCGATATCAAGCATGGCTTGAACTGGAACGCCTCGTTCGGCGCAACGACGTTGGAACTCGATGGCATCCTTATCCGACTTGGTAATCGGGTTCAGGTTGGGATTGGAGGCTCGGTTGTACCGCTCTTCGAAGAAGGAATCGAGCTGGTTGTAATACCGGCTGAGCTGCGTCTTACCGATTGCTGACTGCTGCGAGACTATCGCTTGGATTTCAGTCGCAGTTCGTGGGTTGCCAGCCGGTTTGTTGAGCGATTGGCGATACTGAGAGAGATTGCCCTGAAGAACATTCTCAAGGTCCGCGTTGACCGCCATAGGAGCGTCCAGAACGCCAGCAATGTTCTGCTGAATGACTTCGTAGTCTGGCGGGAGAATGGCATACGGTCCTTGCTGAACGACGCTGGTCTTGCTGAGAGCGTTCGGGTTGAGGGGACGGAAAAGAATCTGGGTGCGAGCGAATGCGCTGTCCACCATCGAACAACGGAGCCGGTTCTTCAGCTCCATCGCCTGAAGCATCTTGATGCCAAGACCCTTCACACCGTGATGCTCGCCATCACCACGGTCGTAATACATCGGATGAATGATCTGCTCCCACCGCTTGTAACGGCGCAGCTTCCGATACATGAAGTTCTCGCTGTCCCGCTCATCGATAATCGCATGGCTGATCTGGCCATCGAACTCCTTGTAGAAGATGTGGGACATCAGCACGACCTCTGACCGTGCGGAGAACGTGATGTCGTTCGAGCGGAGCTGACGTTGGAAGAACTCCCAATCGTACTGAACGCCGGAACGGTACGGCTCAGGCATCGCAGCGCGGATACGCTGGCGAACGTAGTCCACGTTCCAACCGGCAGCAGTCGCAGCTTTCTCGTCTTGGATCTTCTCGAACAAATCATCCACGCCCATGCGAGTGCGGACGCAGGCCACCTTCCAATCGCTGACATTGGACTTGGTGCCATCGGGGACGAGAAGATCCGTCGCCATGATGGCTTTGCACCGCCAGTTGGAGCTGTCTTCGAAGATTAGCGGACCATTTCCGATAAGGACCATTTCACGCTGCGAGAGCTGCATGATGTAGTCGAAGTCCTTGTCCAGCTTCTGGAGACGGTCGAACTCCTCGGTGATAATCTTCGACCACTCCTCCCGCTTATCCATGTCATTGCCGTAAGCGGTGCGAATCGTCGCGTAGGTCGGAACCTCGGCGAACACATCGTAGAAGGCTGACATGGCCAACGTGAGGAACGCTTCCGACTCGCGAAAGTTGACGTTGGTGCGGAACGCTTGGTTGTTTCGTCGCAACTCCGCTGGATTGTACGGAGGATTGCCGTCAACAAGACCACGGAGCTTTGCGCGGGTGCTATTCCGCAGCTCGTCGGCCATGATGAGCTTTTGGAATATCTCGCGAGCCGATGCCGCGTCGGCAATACGAGTTTCGGGAGCTTTACCCTCCTCGTTTATGGTTTCGAGCGGCAGTTGGGCTAGGTTTCCGTACATGGTCGTTTTTTCCAGCAGTGAGCTGGCAAGTTTGCGTTCTCTGTAGCGTCCGTAAATTTATGGAGTGTTTCAATGGGAAACCACACCATGCTTCTGATGAAGCAACCACAAAATTCACAGCTTTGAAGCTGGTCGTCTAGTGGCGTTGTTCCGTGTTGAGAAAGCGTTCTAACAGCTTCCTTGAGGACGCGAGCGTTACATCCGGTGCATCCAAGCGGCTTTCGGTTGAACTGACATCCGGCGCAAATGCTCGCTCTTCGAATTGCTTCCGCCTGATCCACCTTGCCGCCGCCAACGGTCAGCCCATGAATCAGGCTCATGCTAAAGCGGATAACGTCTCCGATCTGAAGAGATTTCAGACCTTTTGGCTTAGGAATCTCAACTTCGTCGTAGGAGCAGTCGGCACCGTTACGGCACTGATACTCGGTGATTAAGATGTCGAGGTTGTCTGGAACTTTGACCGCATTGGCGGCATAATGGTTGCGGACGAACTCGCGGAGCTGTGGCAATGAACCGGCGGGTATCTCGATTCCGGTTTCAGGAACGCGGTAGTTCCATCCGCCAGGGATTACATTGTGTTCATTGAGAATCTTGTAGCCGCTCATACGTCCCCGTCGTAGTAAATGGAGTCTGCGTCCCTCACCAGCTTTTCCCATACCTTGTCAGCTTTTGTTGCTCGCGGTTCAAAGGAGGCGGTTTTACGCACCAGATCAAGCAGGACTACAGCAGCGTCGGCCAAGTCAGGCGATTTACCAGTCCTTTGCTTCATCACAGTCTTCGATTCGACGGATATCTTACGCTTCCCATCGTCGAACATTCGCGCACAGAACTCCTGCAACGTCTCGATGTCCATACCGCCGACCCGCTCCTCGACGACCCATTTACGCATCGAGAACCAGAGTTCTGTCACCTTGCGGTCGTATGCCTCATTGCATGGCCTACTATCCTCGTCGCTGACCGGAATGGTCGATGGAGAGCCGCCGAACTCAACGCGATGAACCACGCCCCATTCGCGAGTCAGAATGTCCGCCAGACCGCCACCTTCACCGCTTGAATCGAGAGCGAACTTATCGGGTGGAACACCGCGCTTGTTGCATTCCTCTTTAACTCGATTGGCTATCTGGTAATGGACCGGCTCGGTGAGCTGTGCGTTGGGCGATATTTGGATGATGTCCTGAAAGAGAATGCTCAGCTTGTCGTTAGCGGTGCCAACCTTGGCAAAGCGAAGGACGCATCTATCGCCGCCGAAACCCGGATCAAGACCGGCAACAATTTGGACGTTTGTAGTAAACACCAAATTTTTTGTAGGTGTGTGCGTCTCGATAAGCGACTCGGACAGCACCGTCTTGACCATGCCGTCAGGACTCCAGAATCCGCGTGTGTACTTCCAGAACGTAGGACTCTGCTCGCCTTCATGGCGCATTGCCGACAAGACCTGATCTTGAGTGATGAGATACGGGTACTTTGTTCGCCCCTCGGTGATGTTCGGCGACTTCATGCCGTCGAAACGTCGGCACATGCCTCGTTCCGTCAGCCAATGCTGATCTTCAATCGTGACGCTACGCCATCCTTTTGCCGGTGTGCAGAATCTGCCGTGCGGATCGAACTTTGATGCCGGATTCCCAATGACGAGCATCTTGAACTCACGGCAACCCTTAGAGAGGTTCGTACAAGCCTCGAACGCTGCTTCAGGCGTATCCGTCGCTTCGTCGATGATAACCATCACACGTTCGGCATGAATACCCTGAATGTTGGCCACTGCCTTCGAGGTGTTACCTTCGGCGACTGCGATAGCCGAAATGGAATGGCGGTCGTCACCTTTGACAGCCTGCAATGCCATCTTCGAATCGACCATGTTGCCGGGGAATCCTCGCGATTTCCGAACAAGATCTTGAAGATTAGCCCACATACGCTTTCGGATCATTTTCGCGGTTGTCGATGTCAGGACAACCGTTGACTTGGCAGGGTTGGCTAACCACCAGACCGTCGCAAAAAGCGTTGCGCCAAAAGTCTTTCCGCTCGCTCCGCATCCCGCCCATCCAACGTAGTCATGCTCGCAGAGGCTTTCGACTTGAGCTTCTAACCACGGGTTCCAGCTCATCTTCGGCCAGAGCATTTTCGTCGCATTCTGAAAATGTTCGAAAGTGCCAAGTCCACCCTCGTTTGGTTGGAGTCGATTGCGGAAAGCGTACAGCTCCAGTTCAAGATCGGGAATCTTGACGGGAGAACGTATTCCGTACTTGTGGTCGATCAGTGGATTCTCAGACACTTGCTCTGCCATAGTTTGGCCTTGCATTAGTTGTCGTTGGACTTGAGGTTGTGCGAAAGGAAAAATATGCCGTCGCAACTTGTTTCTTCATCCGGCTGTTGCCAGCCTTGCGACTCCGAGCCGGTAGTCGTGAATATCCCCGGTCCTCAAGGGGCAGCGGGTACAAACGGCACCAATGGCACGAACGGAATTGATTCGTTTACCTACACGACGGCTGCGTTTTTTGTTCCTGCGCTTGGTTCGAGTGTTCTTGTTTTCGTCGATAACACCGAGTTTCTTCCCGAATCAGTCGCCGGACAGTTCTTCGTTTCGATTCAGGGTCTTGGGTACATGCAGGTTCTGTCGGTTGACGGCTTGCAGCTAACGCTTCAAAACCCCGCTCCCGGTGTTCTTGGCATTGCCAATGCGATTCCGACTACGCTGATTCCTCCCGGTTCGCTCATCACGCTGGCTGGAGCGATTGGTCCTACGGGTGCTGCGGGTGTTTCGGGTGGTGCGCCGCTCGACCGCTCGTACATCATTCGAACTGATCCTGGCGTTCTCACTAATGCCACGGTTCTCGATTCGCTTGCCGCCGGTTACATGAAGACCGCCGGATCTGGCGGTGCTGGCGTCGTCTCGACGGTTGCGACGGTGCCGGTTGGCGACATCAGTGGCACATTGCCGATTGCTAAGGGTGGAACCAACCTGACGACCGCTCCAGCAAACAAGATTCCGGTGGGCGATGGAACCACCTATCTCCAGAAGGAAATCGTCGGAACAGCTCCGATTGTCGTCACGAATTCGGCTGGAAACATCACGCTGTCCGCGCCTTCCATTGTTCCGTTCAACTACGTCACGTTTACGCGGAGGGTGACTGGTCTTGGGGCGGCAAATGCCCCGAACGTCAGCCCAACTTCAGCAAGCAATCCGTACAGCACATCTGTTTACACGACGGCATCTTATGCTGGCCTTGATTCAGCTTCTGGATTCACGGCATCAAGTGGACGTTTTACCGTTCCTTACACCGGATACTACAGAATAGACGCCTATTTCAATCTTGATGCGGTATCAACAACCGCAACTGTCACTGTTTTTATCAGAAAAAATGGCTCTGACGTTTTGGCTTCTAGGTCATTCAATGTGACAAGCAGTGGGTATCACCCAATATCATTGGTTTACATTGATCAAGCATCAGCTCTAACTGATTATTACGAGGTATTGGTTGGCACAGACCATAACCTTTACGTCGATCAAGGTTCCTCATTCTCTGTCCAGCGGATTCAGGCTTAATCCATGAGCGAACGCGCACCACGCAGGTACACGGACGGATCTGTCACCTTCGATGGTGGCATTGATGCTGGCGTGATGCCTTCTGAGGTGGACAAGAATCAGGTTGCGTTCGCCGTCAATGCCAACTTCCGCGAGGGTTTCATATCGCCTCGCCCCGGTTTCGTTCAGAAGGACTACGACCTCTGTGTCACAGTCACCGCTGATAACGCCGAGATTACCGCTGACCAAACGAACGTGACGGCGGATGGTTGGTCGGAGGAGTGCTACGGTCCTCAGGGTCTAACCGGCACGTTCCAATGCGCTCTTCCCTACATCTCAGACGATGGACGCACGTTCATCCTGCTGATGATCAGTGGTAAAGTGTGGCTTTACAACTGCGCTCAAAATAACGCTCAGAACCTCACAACCTCTCCCGACCTAGAGAATCCTTCCAACCTGCTCGATGGCTGGATGGTTCAGGCTGAGAACTTCGTCGTCATTCAGGATGGGTTCAGTAAGCCGCTGATCTTTAACGGAACAAGCCTGCGCCGAGCTAAGGACGACGAGATTAAGACCGGCAGAGTTATGGCCTACGTCAATGGCCGTATTTGGTACGCGCTTCCGAACGGGTTTTCATTCCGAGCTACCGACATTGTTTATGGAGACGGTACGCGAGCCAGTGTTCTCAAAGAAACCGAGAACACCTTCCTCAATGAAGGCGGAGACTTTTCGGTTCCGTCAGATTCAGGAGGCATCACAGCGATGGCCGTCCCCGGCGACCCAGATACGTCGCTTGGTCAAGGACCGCTTCTTGTCTTCACGCCTCGATATGTTTTCAGCGTCCAAGCCCCTGTAGACCGCGATGTCTGGAAGAACCTGAACTATCCGATTCAGGCTATCAGCTTGCTGACCAGCGGTGCGTTGGGCGCACGGTCGGCCATTACCGTCAATGGCGATGTCTTCTACCGAGCTATCGACGGCATCCGCTCGTTCATCATCGCTCGCCGGTCGTTCAGTGATTGGGGCAACACACCTATCAGCGGGGAGATGACGCCCATCGTTGAGAACGATCAGTCGAGTCTCTTGTGGGCCAGTTCAGCGGTTGTCTTCGACAATCGGGTGCTGATGACTTCTCAGCCTCGATTCAATTCTGAGGGTGTGATTCATAAGGCCATATCTGTTCTGGATATGGAGCTTGTCACCTCGATGCGGAAGAAAGCTCCTCCAGCATGGGCTGGCATCTGGACCGGCCTGAACATCTTGCAGCTCGTCAAGACCGAGAACGCTTACGGGGACAACTGCTTCGCAATCGCTCGCGGATCGGATGACTCGATTCAGATTTGGGAAATCACCAAGTCCGAGAAGTTCGACATGAACTTGAGCGAGATTCCCAAGAAGGAAATCGAGTGGCAGGTGCAGACCCGCGCCTACAACTTCGAGGTTCCGTTTGGTCTGAAGCGGCTCGATTCCGGCGACTTGTTCATCGACAGGTTGGAAGGCGATGTCTCGTTCAACGTCACCTATCGGCCTGACCAGTATCCCGGTTGGATCGAGTGGATTGACTTTGCCGAATGCGCGACTGTCACGCAGTGCTTGGACCTTTGTCCGATTACGAACTTTAAGCCGCAGTACCGGCCAAAGATGCGCTTCCCGACTCCATCGGATGCGCCTTGCAACGCGACGATCAGCACTCCCGCTCGGAATCTTTACGAGGTTCAGGTATCGCTGAACATCATTGGATATTGCCGGATCAAGAGTCTTCGGGTTCACGCCTACGACATTCAGGAGTCGAGTGTTGGAGAGTGCCGGACGGTCTTCCCCGCCTGCACACCGCTTGATGTCTGCGATATCAACCCGCTGACCTATACGTCAGAATAGCCTAACAATTATGCCAAACCTTACGCTCATCACTCTTACTCCGCCGAGTCTGCCGGTTGGATATTGTCCGCTGAATTACCAGACGTTGGCCAACGACATCATCAGCGGCACCCAAGCGACGTTCAACAGCTCGATTGGAAACTCGTTCTTCAACTTTGGATCTTCAACGCCTGCGCTGAACAATCAGGTTTATCCGTGGCTGGATGAAGATGGTAATTGGTGGGTCTTTAACGGTGGGTATTGGAATCGAAAGCATCCGGTTTCCATAACCAGTTCCGAGCGTCGGATCTTCATTGGCACCACCAACGACTTGCTTTCCTACGATGGTGGCGATGGAACTTCTAACCCTCCTACCAATTACACCGGAGCGATGTGGGAGGTTGATACGAATTTTCAGGCTCGCTTCCCGGTCGGTGCCGGAACTTTTGCGGCGAGTGGTGTTGTCACTGTAAACGGAACAACCACATCGACCGCTGTTGCTGGTGAAGATCAGCATTTGCTGACAACGGCTGAGATGCCTTCACATGCACACTTGATGACTTGGGATTCTCAAGACACCGCTGGCGGCAATCAGCTCAAAACTTTGTACCTTGGACCTGATGCCAACGTGCCTAACGACATCACCAAGAATACCGGAAGCGTTGGTGGCGATACGGCCCACAACAACCTGCCGCCGTTTTACGGTGTTTACTTCATCAAGCGAACCGCCCGAGTCTACTACACCAAATGAAGCTGATCGTTCAGGACATCCGCTCGACTATCGCTCGGGTCATCGGCGTATGTGTCGATGATCAGCGCGTTTACGACTACATCAACCAAGCGTGTCGAAGGCTTCTGCACAAGGGGCTGTGGGCTGGTGCGTATGGGCGGTTCACGATTCATACGGTCGGCGGTTGCATCACTTGGCCGCGCCAGATCGAAACCATCGAAGCTGTCGCCGATTGCTGCGGAGTCGGAACGGTTCGCAATCAATGGTTCGAGTTTCAGGAAACCGGCTATGGACTGCTCAACTCAGGAGACGCTTGCGTCGGCAAGCAGCTTATTGACCGTGGCACTGTCGTCTCTTACCGCGACATGTCTGGTGGTCTTAACAGCTACATTCGAGTCTACCCTGGTGACGCTTCGGATGTCGGCAAGACCATCACCCTGCAAGGAGTCGATCAGAATGGTCAGTGGATTCGAACGCAGTCCGGCGGCGCATGGATTGACGGAGAGAAACTGACGCTCGCTTTGCCGTACGTTCAGTCCACCAAGAAATTTACTCAGCTTACCGGCGTAATTCGCGAGGCGACGAACACTGCAAGCCGACTGTATGAGTATGATGCGACTGCGTTGTCCGAACTCGATCTGGCAGTTTACGACCCTGATGAAACTTTGCCGCAGTACCGTCGGAGTCTGCTGACCGACCGCTGCCACAACGACGAGGATAAGCCGGTGACGGTCATGGCGAAGATGCGCCATATCAACGCGACGAGCGTTAACGACTACCTTATTCCTCCGTGTCCTGATGCCATCAAGCTGATGGTCATGGCGATTCGCAAGGAGGAGAACGATTTGATTCAGGAAGCAGTGGCCTACGAAGCTAAAGCGGTTCAAGCTGTGCAGGAGCAGACGATGCAGTATCTGGGCGATGCTGTCGCGACGATACGCATGGTCGGTGTAGGATTAAATGGCGGTGGATTCTCGCAATGGTTCTGAAGTTAAAGGATAATTTATGCCAATAGGAATTGGAGCGGCAATCTTAGGTGGAGCAGGAATCTCGGCAGCGGGAAGTCTGCTCGGCGGATTATTTGGCGGCAAGAAACCGAAGGTTCCCGAGCTGAAGCCGATTGATTTCGCCAAGGAGCAGCAGCAGGCGATTCAGCAGAACATCGCGTCGCTTGAGCCTGCTACCGAGTTGGCCAGAAAGACGACCGCCGCTGAACAGTCTCAGCTTGAGACACAGCTTCGTCGTGCGATTCCTGGTTATGACCAGCTTGTTTTTCAGGCTGGGCAGAACATTGCCGCTTCTCTTCGCGGCGAAATCTCGCCCGAAGTTTCCGCTCAGGTTCAGCGTTCTACCGCTGGACGCGCTTTGTCTGGTGGATTCGGCGCAGGATCTGGATTTGGCCGTGCGCTGACCGCTCGCGATTTGGGTCTGACCGGCATGCAGATTCAGAATCAGGGTCTTGCTCAGGCGCAGAACTTCATTCAACAGCAGCGAGCGTTTGGCATGGTTCAGCCGTTCTCGGTGAGCAGCATGTTCATCACGCCAGCGCAGCGTATTGGGGCGATTCAGGAACAGCAGGCCAGAATGTACGGTCGTGACTTGACTGCCGCTCAGGTTGCTGCCGCTCCTTCTCCGATGCAGCAGGCGGCTCAGACTGCGTTCACGAACTTTGGAGGGACTGTTGGTGGCGCGCTGTCGCAGTATGGGATGTATCAGGGGTTGATGGCTGGCCAACGTGGGCCGTCGCCTTCGTACAATCCGATGAATGATCCTGAGCTTTACGCGATTCCCGCCACGAACACTTCCGAGCTAGGGCCGACTTCAACGAGCTTGTTCCCAGAGTACGGCTCTTCAATCTACGGACGCTAATCTTATGGCCGACCAATCTCTTCAAGCATTTCAGCTAGGCGCATCGCTGTTCGACCGCGCGCAGACGCAGGCTCGTATGATGGAGCAGTTCCAACAGCAGACTGCGGAGTCTGTACTTCAGCGACAGGCGTTAGAGCTTCAGAACAAGATTCGGGACAATGAACTCGCAAATGGGATTTCTGAGCGCGCAAAGTTCTCTGCCGATCTTCCTAAGATTCAGGCTTGGCAGTCTGCGTATGTTCAATGGAATGCAAAAGGCGATCCGACTCAGCCGTTTCCCGCTCCTCCTTCCGATCTTCAGAGTGCGACTGGCTTAAAGATGCTGGGCGACATGAGTGGCCCAGTCCTTCAGTCGTTGCCTATGGCGCAGAATCGTTTTATTTATGAAAAAGCACTTACAAGTGAAACGGCGGCATTAAATAAAGAAATTGAATTTCTTAATGAAAATGGAAAAAGCGATGTCGTTTTACAGTATAATGGAGGGCTTGATCCAGAAACTCGCAAGATAAACCCTGAGTTCAGAAAGGCTATTTTTGACGCCGCTGCTCCATTGCGACAAGAGCAGGCGAGAATGAAAAAGCTGACGGCCATTGGCATGGCTGGGCAGAGGAATACGAAAGAAGGTCTTAAAGCTCTTCTTGATTCTGGGGATATTACTCAGCAGGAGTATGAGCAGCTTTTGCCGACTGCCAGAACTGAAGGTGGCGTTGTCGCCCAACGTGCAAATCAAGTTTTGGAAGGTCTTAAAAAACAGAAGATAATTCAAACTGACGAAGACGAAATCAACGCGAAGGTGTTTCTTGGTGGGCCAAATCAAGGGAAAGTTCCTGCTGATGTCTCAAAGGCTTTAACAGCAGCAAACAGAGCCGTTGTAGAACTGGACGATGTTTTCAAGAAGCTCAATGCATTTGAAAGCAAGTATGGTAAGGGGTCATTTTCTGAATATGTTGGCCCTCTTGATAGCCCGATTTTTGACCTAAAAGGAAGATTCAAAGGGCTTACGTCTCAAGAACAAAAAGACGCAAGAGATATTCACGGCAAAATAAAATTAGTTGTTACTGACTATCAAAACAACAAATACGGAGCTACTCTTACTCCGTCCGAAACAGATAACCTTCAAAAAGTTGTAAGCACTCCTGCTCGCAACGATTACATTCAGGTTATTTCGTCTTTCAAAGACAATCTCAGATCTGGAGCGGAAAACAGCATTTGGGATTACAGGTTTTCACCAGATATTCCTTACGATATCAAGAAGCGGTATCTTGAGGGTGCTAGGCAGAAGTTTGGATTTGAGCAGCCTTCCGCTGCGACTCCGGCGACTGCGGTTTCGCAAGAGCAGCCGCTTTCTCCTCAGGATGTTTTTAAAAACATTCGGCAAACTCCTCAGGGTAGAGGGTTACAGCAACCAGCATCTGCTCAAGGAAAAACCAGAATCCTTTTAGACGCTCAGGGAAACATCGTTCAATAAATTATGCCAATCGAAGCTGAAATCGAAGGTATTGGAATCCTTGAGTTTCCTGATGGGACTTCAAATGAAGTCATTCAATCTGCTGCAAAACGGATCATTTCTGAACGAGGGCAACCTAAAGCTCCAGATACTGTGTCCGCGATGTCTGCTCAGTATCAGTCTCCACAGCGAACTGGTGCTGACCCTTACGCGAGCATGTTTCAAGCTGGCTCTCCGCAACAGCTTCAGGCGGCTGTTGATGATGCTGGAAAAATTGGCGAGCAGAAAGCTATTCAAGGGGAGGCTGGCCAATATGTAACGCCATATTTCCAGCGTCCCGGCGTGATGACCGCTCCACCTAGTGCTGCAACCTCGGAAGAGGAAAAAGAAAGAACGAAAGAGGCGGCTATTCAGGCAGGTATAACTGCTGCCAGAGTTGCACCTGTTGCCGCTGCTGGAATGATGACTGGCGGTTTGGGTTTGATTCCAACTGCAATGGGGATGGCTGGGGCTGGAACCGTTGGCGAGGTTTTTGGTCAGACTGGAGAGTATCTTGCTGGGCGAAGAAAAGATTTTTCTGAAGGTCAGTTATTAAAAGGTGGAGTCGTTTCTGCAACTCCTGTCCTTAGACCATTTCAAGGAACAGTTGGACCGTTGGGTGCCGGACTTTTTCAAGGTTCAGCTCAAGCTGGGGTTAATGCCGCAACCGCTGCATTTGGAGAAACTCTTCAAAAATACATTGATCAAGGAAGGCTTCCAACGCTTGAAGAAATTGGAAACGAGATTTCTCTTCCGGCTATTTTTGGTTTTGCAACCGGAGGTGCAACAGGTGCGCTTGCTCGACCTGCTCGACAACTGACCACAGAAGAGCAAATCGCACAGCAAGGTCGTCAAGCTGGCCAACGTCTTGAAGAAACGCTTGGAGCTGGAACCGCACCGCTGACAGCTACGCAACAAACAGGAAGAAACGTACCAGGAACTTTTGGCCCTGGCTCAAGTGGCCTTGCCGCCCAGCAAGCTCTTCCAGAACGCATTCGCGGTCAGCTTGGAATTCAGGCGCAGCAAGATCGAGGGGCGGCTCAGGTGGCTCAGCAAGAGGTTCTTGGTGCTGAAGCTGCATCTCGACAGGCTTTGCGTGGAAGTGCTGCTGGTGCAGGCGGTCAAGCTGTTGGCGAGGTTGAAGGCGTTATCGGCACTATTCTTCCTCGCTCGCCAAGAGCTGCTTCACTTCAAGACGCTGCCAACAATTCAGTTGGATTTATTCGCGGAGAAGAGCAGCGGTTAAGTGGTGTCGTTGATGATGCTTATGATACGGCAAGAACAGCTCGAACAGCCAGATTGGGTGGCCAACCTGAAACCCCAGTTGCGCCAAGTCAAAACCTCCAAGACACGATTGATGATGTACTTGGCACTTTGGCAACTGAAGAGCGGGTTACTGTTACTCCGTCTCCAATTATTGGCGGAACTCCGACAACTACTGTAGAACGGATTCCTTCTCAGTTTTTTAATGAGGCATCTTCAAGGGCTAGGGCGTTGCTTGATGTTGCCAGAAGTCCGCAGACATTTGAGCAGATGGTTGGGTTGCGACAATCTATCGATGGACTCATTCACCAATTTCAAGAATTTGCCCCCGGTGTTGCTCAGAACCAACTTCGAAGACTTCGCTCAGCACTGAAACAAGAAGAGCTTGCCTCTGCTCGTAGACTTGGAATTGAAAACGAAGTTGTTGCGGCTCAGCAAGCTGCTGAAAATCGGTTCAACCTTCTTCAAGATAACCAGATTATCAGGAGGGCTTCTATTCCTGCCGCAGAAGGCGGGTATCAAAACACCGAACAGTTCTTCTCCGACTTAGCAAGTTCTCCCGCTGGCTTTGAATCCGTTAGAAATCTCCTGACAACAACTGCTCAAGGCAGAATTCAGTTTGATCAAATTCGCAGAGGTTTTGTTGACTCTTTGAGAGGTACTGGAACCGTTGACATCGGCGGCGTTCCAACCGAAAACCTGTCTTCTTTTGCAAACAATTTCAGGCAACTTCCGCAAGGAGTTAGAAATATCGTCGCCGGAAACGAAGCGAACGCAAACAGGTTGCAATCGATTCTGAACGATGCGGTACGCACTCAAAACGTCGGAATGTCGATTCCTGTTGCGGCTGGAATAAGCCCTCAGGCATTAACCGAAATAACGGACAATCTTGGAGCTATCGCGTCTCCAACCCTTCGAAACACCGTTTCGAACCTTGCAAGACAAGCTAGAGATAGGGCTGAAGAGTTTTTCAATACCACGACTCGGCGCGTTCAAAGGAATCAGCTAAATCCTGATACCGATCCTTCTCAGTTCGTTAGGGATTTTGTTTTGCGTTCTGAAAATCCACAGGTTGTTCAAGATGCACTCAACCAGCTTAGTCCAGCAACTCGCGATGCAGTTCGCAGGAATGCTGCAACCGCTGTTCTGAATCACGTTTCAGAAACCGGACCTGCAAATGTCAGGCGTGGAATCCAAAGTCTTGACGACATTGTTCAAGATCCGAATCGCATGCAGATCATTCGCGATGTGTTGGAGCCTAACGACTTCAACATGATCAATGACTACATGGCTTGGAATCGCGCTAGGAACCTCACGGCTCAAGGTGGCCGACTTCAGCCTGATCAGTTGGCCAACTCTGTAATGAGAGCGACTCGCGCTAGGTGGGTTGTTGATGCACTGGTTGGAAGTCCCACTGTCCAAAACTTTTTGAGCGGCGCAGTTCGGTTGCCGCAAACATTTGCCAACCTTAAGCCGAACCTGACACTTCCTCAGGCAGAAGCGTTGGCCAAGGCTTCGAACATGTCGCTGCTTCAGTTCAACCGAGAATGGGACAATCTCAGCAAAAAGTCTGAAGAGGCTAGGGATAGCCTTCCAGAGGACAAGCGTGGCGTGTTTGACGACACCATTGGCGTTCCTCCTCGCCCTCGTTTCTAATGAAAACCTCCCTCTCCAAGAAAGGTAGCCGTTACCAAGGCAAGAAGGTGACGCTCAACAAGCCGTTCTACACGCCGGGTGAGCGGA